ATCGTTAGTAGCCCAGCCAGGTCCTTTTGTTTTGATGTTTGGATCTCTTGTTTCTAAATCCACAGCAACAATAGATCGAGTTGTTAAATCAGGATAGCTTTCAGGAATATTCCAATCAGATTCTGCTTGATTGAATACAAGTTCAGTTGTCATTTCTTCTTTGTATCCTTGAGTTTCAGTATCTCTAGTTCACAATAATGTATAATTTTTTCTAAATCTTCAATTTTGTTTTTAAACAAGTATCTACAAACATACTTCACAACACAGCCTTGGAAGAAGGAAAGATTATTTTTTGAAATAAATTCATACGGCTGAATGTGAAAATTTTTATAGTGACTCCCACCTACCTGCCTTGATTGTGGAAATGCTTTTTCTAGATCGCTTTTATCAACCATTTAAATTTTTCCTTCTGAAATAAGATGCGATACGCCCAAGAGGAAAATAATATGTATGATCAGTAGAGAGGATATGTAAGGATTTCTTACTGCGCGTAACACCAGTATACCAAACACGTGCTTCGGCCATTTTATCCTTCCCATTTTTAGATGAGAAATTAGATGGCCAGTTACTCTTTTCGTAAAGTAAAACGTTTTCCGCCTCTCCGCCTTTGACCGAATGGATTGTATCGATAATAATTTTTGCGTTGTCATTTAATTGTATTCCCTTTCTTAACATATTCTCAAAATAATCCAAGTCTTTGGTAGTAAATTTTCTATTTAAAACCTTCCACCAATCTGTATGCTCAGTTTGAAGACCACAATTATCTTTTAAGAATTTTAGATCTAGCGGTTGATTCGGGTGGATAGCATCCCAAGCTTTATTATCTACCTTACGCCAACCTTTTTTTATCTCATCAATAAAGTCATATAATATACCTACTTGCTCACGAATCAATGATTCGCCTGCCACAAGAGTTTGCCAATAGTTTATGGCGTTCCACTTGTTTATATTAAAGGATTTATTGCCTTTCATGTCTTGAAAATACAAGCCCTTTTGTCTTGCATATTGCTTGAGTTCTTCTACATTATCTCCAACTCTACCAAGGATAAACCAACTACCACGTATATCATCAAAGGGTATTTCATTAAATCTACCATAAGTATTGATATTTCCCTCAGTGTCATTAACTGATGTAAATTCTTTTGGCTGTCTTTCTGTTATAAAATTTAATATCTCTTTTGAAAAATTTAATATGGTTTTGTTTAATCTGTATGATTTATTTAATACAAACACTTTACCTGGAAAATCTAAAAAACATTTTACTTTTGCACCATTCCATTCATAGATAGCTTGGTCATCATCACCAGCTAGATACACTCTTTTAGCTTTATTAGCTACCTTCTCAACAAACAACCACTGCAAAGGAGTAAGATCTTGTGCTTCATCAACTATAAAAACTTTATAAGATTCAGGATTTACTTCATTCACATATTTTTCTACCATGTCAGTAAAATCCATCTTATGATCTTTTTTAAATTTTATGTAGTTTCTGATTATGTCTGTAAATTGTTGTAGCCTTACCTTCTTCATAGGTTCTGCTTTGTATAAATCAATAGGATTAATCATCATGTTTCTAGCTTTGTCATAAACTCTGAGTGACCAGTTATTAAATACTTTATGGTTTGCATCTTCTTCAGAAAAATTTGCACTAATTGTTCCCCACTGTGTATGAAACTGAAGCATATCTACCTTGGGATCTAGTACAGGTAGATTAGTAAAGGCCTTTTTACAAAAAGAATGTATTGTTCTAAAGTTATTAAAATCCTCTGACTTATATGATTTAAATTTTTTTAATACTCTATCTACAGCTTCATCAATAGCTTTATTTGTAAAAGATACATAAACCATCTCCCAAGGCTGCACACCAAGTCTTAAATGTTTTTCTACGATCTTTATTAGTCTTGTTGTTTTACCAGTTCCAGGTGGGCCAAATATCTTAAATGTTTTGTTCAGCGTCTGGGTCGAAGCCTGGTAGCTCTCGTTTAAATTTGACATTACGTTCTTTTACATCCTCTTGTTCAGGCTTAGGTACTTTCCAAAGTCTAGCTTTGTAGCCATTGTGGCTTCTTACATACTCTGCACCATTATCAATTAATAATTCTTTTACCTCTTCACGTTTGAGATTGTTACCATCTTTCTTTAAAAATCTTTTAAATACTTCTGCTCTAAAATAAACAAAACCATTTTCTTGAAATATATAATCTGTCTGTGTTTGACTAATATCATCTGCAATTTGGCTATCATCAAGAAAGTGTCTAAATAAATATTGAAACTCATCTTTGTCATCATCAGTAAAGTCATAACCTTCAACGTCTGTCTGCATAGATTTGAGATAGTTTAACCACATATTAAAAGCCTCTTTCTCCATTGTCTTCCAAACAATATCCCAATCAAATAATTCTGTTTTTAATAATTGTTGTTGACAAAGTTGCTGCCCTGTAAGTCTCACTGGTTTTTTGTCTATGGTTAAAATGTATTTAGGTGGTTTTGTATTTATCTTTTGAAAGGAGTCTACTGTAAAGCTATAATTGTTCTTGCCAATACCAAGCTTACGTTTCATACATAAACCTTGATTACAATATTTTCTAGCTATATCTGTCTGACATTTATAGTTATAGTTTTTATCTCCACTTAAACTTTTTATTACAGTGGCCTTTAATTCTGTAGCAGGATATGCTTGTTTACCCCATCCTTTATTTATCTCACTAAGTTCATCTTCCCACGCACCATCTTTACCGTGCTTCTTGAGCATACATACTCCAACATTAAATAAAGCTTCGTTACGATGTCCTTCTCCTACAGGATTCTTCACAAAGTTTTGCACACAAGGAGGATACTCTGCAAACAATTCATCTTCATCTTTATACTCTTCTACTTTAATCTTATAAAATTCTTCGGGCTTTATGTGATAAGGCTTCACTGCTTTTTCTAAATCTTCAATCGGTATCGAGTGGCCGTTGTCATCTATCGCATGACGTGTTGTAAGTTTTGCATTGTGGTATGGCAAGTTTAGCCAATTACCAATAGTACCTAACTTTACGTTAATTGTTCTTTGCTTTGGAAATATCTCGCAATCTGCAAGTCCTAATCGACTTGCTAACTCAGTTAATTTATCAATCATGTCAGTTGCTGGTATCGCACCATCAATGTGTAAAAAAATATGTAACCCACCTGATTTAGATCGATACGGAAACAAAGGTAATTTTAATTCTCTAATCTTTTTTATTATTGTTAGGGGATTAAATCCTTCGTATTCATCAACATCAATACATCCCCACTTACAGTTATTGTCCTCCATAATAGGAACAATACCTAAACTTAATTCTCCTGCTAAATGTTTTTGGAATAGTTCTAAAGTAACTTCACCTTTTTTAGTCAAAGCTTTACCCTCAGCTTTACCATCGGACCTACGAGCACCATTAAGCTCGTAGGTACCATATGCTGATTTTAATCCGCCAAATAGTTGACTAAAAAAATTCAGTGAACTCATTAGAACGGTTGCTTAGTTCCAGTTTGTTCTTGTTGCTCTTCGTTAAGGTTAACCTTAGCATTTCCTTTTTTACACGTTTCATAAAATGTTTGTGCAGCATTTAATAACGTGTCGTTAGGAATATCTTTGTTGTGGTTAATCTCCCAACCATACCAAGAACCAAGATTGTTCTTTTCTAACACTGTGCTCAAAGTATAAATTTGAGACCATGTTGGTGGTTGAAAGAAGCCATTAGCTCCTTTACGTCTCTGAGACAACATCATTGAATTCCACTTCTTAGACTTTTTCGCCTGAGTAGCTTTCATTACAATAACTGCCGTTTCAGATGGCTGATCATTCTCGTCTACCATCATTACATAATGATAGTGAGTTGGCTCGATATAATTACCATTTGATAATCTATCTTTACGATCATCCCCCCTTTTTGTTTTTGTCATAATATCCGAATCAGCAGGATATGAATTAACAGGTGCTAAAGAATCTTTAGTACCTCTGTCAGCCCACTCCACGTATTCGAATTTAAAGAAACAAGGAACAACACTAAATCCGTCTGCCCCATTATAGAGCTTATTTAAGACAGAATTAATAACCATTCCTGGTCTTGCACTACTAATAAACTTTGCATCACCTTGAGTTACTTGTGGTGAGTTATTAGTAAGTATTTTTAAGAACGGTAACGATACATCTTTTGATGTAATGTTTTCCGCTCCAGCGCCTGCAAACTTTTCAAGGTTTGCTAGCATTGGTGCTGCAGCTTCTTTTTTAGTTGCCACAGCTTTGGCTTTTCCATTTGCCATGTGTCCTCCGTTAGGTTTTAGTTGTTAGCTTAGTTCTATTGGCAACATACAATCCAAACATTTCAGATGGTATATTATGATTCTTCTCCATTTGTTCTCTAACAAATCCTCGAAGAGTCTGCCAATGGATGTCCTGTTTTTGGTCTACGACAAGACCTTGTTTTTCTAACGTTGCTTTTAATTTAACAGCGTCAGAATCTTCACCCTTACCAAACGATACTGATACATTGTTTTTAATCAGATCCCCAAAATTATTATCACGTAACCAATTAAAGGCTTCATGTTTTTTGTCTTCAGGGATTTTTGCGTAGTAGTAAGGAGAAACTGTAACAGACGAACCGTCTTCTAGTTTAATAGAAGAAACACCTGCTTGTTGCATAAGCGTTGGTATCACTTCTTCAGATAAACGTCTAGACTCTTCTTGCTCTGTCTTTAAGAGCTTTTCAAGATCTTGAACTTTTTTATTCTGGGAAGATAGCTTCTTACAAGCTGATGAGATTTCTTTCACTTCGTCAGTTTTTATATTTACAGTTGTTAGTTGTTCTAAGTCCATAAATGGCCTCCTATATTTACTTGACTTTATACTAGCTTATAAATATAAGTCAACCATTATGTTGAACTTGTTTAACTACAAAACCACACCTTATCAACACCAACAAACATGTTTAGAAAGATCTTGGGATCAACTCACATATGCCTTTTTTATGGAAATGGGCACAGGGAAAACCAAAGTTGCTGTAGATAATATAGGTCTTTTAAGAGTAAATAGAAATATCACGGGTGTTTTAATTCTTGCTCCAAAATCAGTTTACACTGTTTGGGCATTTGATGAAATTAAAAAACATATGACACCTGATGTAGATTATGAAATCTATTCTTGGAATATAGATAAACCCAAACAATTAAAAAAAGCATTAGACTCTAAAGGTAAACTTAAAATATTCTGTATGAATATTGAAGCTTTATCTACTTCAAGAGGATTAAAAGGTGCTACAGAATTTTTATACTACCATCCAAACAACTTAATGATTGTAGACGAATCAACTACAATTAAAAACCATAAAGCTATTAGAACTAAAAATGTTCTTAAACTTGCATCTTATTCTAAATACAGACGTATTCTTACAGGATCCCCTGTAACTAAATCACCTTTAGATTTATATACTCAATGTAATTTCTTAGACGATAAGCATTTAGGTTTCTCTAGTTTCTACACATTTAGAAATAGGTATTGTGTTACTCACAAGCTTGATCTTGGTGGTGGTAAATACACAGAGATACCTAAATACTATGTCCACATTGATGAACTTGAGGACAAACTATCTAAATTTTCTTATCGTGTAACTAAAGATGAATGCCTTGATCTACCTCAAAAACTATATTCAAAAAGATACATTGATATGAATGAAGACCAACAAAAATTTTATGAACAACTTCGTATAGCTGCAATTGCCATTATTGAAGATGAAACTGTATCGTACAATAACAAATTAACTGAGATTATAAAACTACACCAAGTCTGTAATGGTTTTGTCAAAACAAATGATGGAGAGATTAAACAATTTAAGAATCCAAAACTTCATGCTTTGTCTGATATTATATA